GTTTTAGCTTTTGTTTTATCGTATGTTACTCGTGTATTCAAAGCTTCATTTATTTCTGATTTCTTTAGATTTGCGCCGTTAACTGGAGCTTCTGAAGCCATTAAAACCGGCTCAGGAGCTTTTGTAAATTATTTGTCTGCCAAATTCGTTGATGTTTTGCGTTTTATTGCGTGTTACAGATCCGGGTCGTATGTCGAAGATGTGTTAAGAAATGCCGATAATGAGTTAATAGTTAAGGAAGCGATCAAACGTGAGAAAACCCTGATTTTGGAACTGTACAATGTCGAGAGTCAATGTAAAATTATGTCTTCGAAACCTGACTTGTATTCAAAACTCCCGGAGTATCAGGACACTGTCCTGGAAGCTCTTGAAGTTGCGAATATTTTGGTCAATGCCAAAGACTATCCGTTTACACAACGGACTTACTTTAACTCACTTGTCTACCGCGTGAAGAACGCTGTTGATCTCGCCATTACGTCCCGAAATCAAATTAAAAGAGTAGAACCTACAGTGGTTTTGCTGGGGGGTCCTGGAGGCATTATGAAGTCTACATTTGCTAATAATTTGGCCGATGAAGTCGCACGTCGACTTTGGCCACAAGAAAAGGAATGTGGAACTCATACTTACTCACGGAACCCACAGCAAAAACATTGGGATCGCTACTGTAACCAACCTATTTGTCTTGTGGACGACGCGTTTTGTTACGCGTCTGGCCAGAAGCCAAATACAGAGGAACAGGAGCAATTCCTTCCTTTAATTTCCTGTCAAGTGTACCCATTGCCCATGGCAGCCGTATCGGATAAAACTACAGTATTCACCTCAGAGTTGGTAATACTTACAACAAATCATCCGTATCCGGAAGCCGTGGTCGATGCTGGAGCTTTGTATCGGCGTTTCCACAATCACATTTTGTGCGTGTGGAAGCAAGGGAAAAATTCTGCTGATCTGAAAACTGATATGTCTCATTGCCAAATGATGGTTGCAAAATCACCACTCCCAATCACTAATCACAAGAGCGGATTCTCGAGCGCGAAAGCGTATCCGAGCCGCGTTAGTGAGTGGGATCGATGGACTTCAACGAATGACAACGGCAGGCAGGTTAAAACTGCTTACCGCGAGATGTCGCCGAAAGAAATCGCTGATGAGGTTGTGAGACAAATCAAACAGAGAAGAAGTTTTTCATCACCTGAAGAGGAGGTGGAAGATAACATCTTCGCTCATGGGAAGACCAATGACAAGAAAAAGAAGTCGGAGAAGGTGGTTACGCCTGTAAAGGTTGACCCAACTCCGCCGGCTTACACTACTGTCGATGGTGCTCATTCAATTCCAAGTTCAGAGGAGTCAGTACTGACCACTGACCCCTTTGAACTTGATGTGTCGCCTGAGGCTGGAACTTTGGTTCCAGTCTCAACTGATGATGCAGCTCCAGAGCCTTCGGGTTCTGGTGTTGTTGATGACACCCCTTTGACGCCCTTGGATGTTGAAGAGGAGTCGGTGCCAACCTCGGAAGAAGAGATCCACGTTGAACCGCCTAAACATGGGCTGTCTGACGCGGAGTTCGAACTCCGAGGTAGGTATGGTGACAATTTCTTGGCTTTGTTTGCAGAGCTTCCTTCGGATGAAAATCCAGAGGGGGTACTGCGACACAAACGCTTTGAAGATTTGAAGAGCAATCCATTTGGTCCCAAAGCCAAAGTCTTCGCCGAAGCTGTCGTGCGTCGGATGAAGGATGGACAGCACCACAATTACGACAAATTGGACCACTTTCCGGAGTGGATCACTATGTTGTATGCGCATTGTCTGAAGGTGTTCTATCAGGATCCTGTACATATTCTCGCTCATGCGGGGATAACGTTGTACATGGTGGAAATAGACGTTGTGAAATATCACGTCGAAAGTCCTTATCCTGGTACGTTCAGAGATTTGCGTGGTGTGACCGAATGGTTCAAAGGTGTCAATCAAGAGGAAGCAGAAAACAAAGCCAACAACCGACCATCGAAAATTGTCACTCAGAAGGTTGATGATGCTCCGCCTTATATCAGGGCAACCTGTGAGGCGTATCTGAAAGCAACTGGGGGGCAGCGACCTGGGTTTTTCCGAAAATTCAAAGCTCTTGCTAAAGTATTCGTTTTAATTGCATTAATTGTTTGTACATATTTTGTTGTTATTACCGCTCTCGCTTATATTTTTCATACACTTGCTAATTTATTGTGTTCAACCTTTTTCCCTGTTGCGAATGGATTTTCCGCCGACTACATGATTACGAAGGCCCGCGAAAGTGGGCTAACGTTTGATGGAGACGGATATGTTGATTCGCAGGGACGGAGGTTTCAGTTCAACGACAAGACAGGGGATTGGGATTCAACTCCAAGCTCTGATAACAAGCAGAAAAACACTCGACATGGAAAAGGTCGAGTGCGTTTCAACATCAGGGCCCGGGGCTATGAGGAATTGCAAGAGGATTTAGTCGATCGTTTTGCTTCTCAATTTTGTCAAATAACTTACAACGGATCTACAGGATCCACAACTCTGTACGGCATCCAACTGTATGGACGAGTGGTGATTGTTCCTAAACATCTTTTGCGAGGAGAGGATATGGATTTCTTCCGTTTCAGTGTTAAAACTGATTCACAAAACTTCACTGAAGTTGTTCCAAAGAAGAAAATCATGTTTCCAAACCAAGCGCAGGAGGTTAAAGGGTTCAATTTGGATCGTTGTGATTTCGTTGCAATTGAGTTCAAAACGCTCACAGTTCAAAGGTCCCTGGTGAAGCACGTGGCACGTGATTTCATTCAGGATTCGAAATTAAAAAGTATCCGCTCATACGCATTGATTCCGCGTGTGGAGGGAGACTTTTCGACAGGACGTGTCGCCGTGGCATGTCCTGTGGGGGAATTGTCCAATCTTGGTGGTGTAACGTATTACGATTCGACGAGAAATCGTTACAAATGTGATCTTTACACGACCGACATTCCAGACCTGGTTTCCGGAGATTGTGGTTCCGTCCTTCTCGTTCATGAGGATGGCGCTATCAGAATTGCCGGGATTTACGTCGCAGGGGACAGTGCTCACGCTTATTTTCAACCTCTCAATCAAGATCTGATGAAAGCTCTTGTTGGTACAACCGCATGTGCTGGTTTTGCTGATTATGATGAGCTCTACACAGATGAGAAAGATCAAAAGTATGAGTACGGTCTCCCCCCCCTGGGTGTCTATAAGTATGCAGATTGTGGTTCCGTTTCGGCGATTCCACCGTCTGACATACGGAGGGCACCACTCCAAAAGGAGTGTCCCAAAGCTTTTGGATCGAAACCTTTTCAGGCACCAAGTGTGCTTGATGAGGAATCGTACCAAAAGGCCATGAAGAAGAAATATCACGACCACGGTTACGTGGAAATGACTTCTTTGGCAATGGCTAAGGAGTGGGTGGTAGAAGATATGAAGGAGTTCATTGAGCCTTGCTCGATGCTAACTCTGGATCAAGCCCTGAGTGGGGAAACCCATTATGGACAACTACCACCCTTTCCTTTGGACACTTCACCTGGCCTACCCTGGATGGCCCTGAAGAAAACCCAACAAAAAGGGAAAACTGAATGGTTCGAACAGAATGAGGAAGGTTGGAAGCCAAAGCCGGAAGTGGTGGAGCGTGTGAACGAGATGCTTGCGAACCACGAAGAGAAACTTGCCAATCCCATCGTTTTTCGGGGAACCCTGAAAGATGAGCGGCGTGACGTTGAACGTGTGAGTCTGAAAAAGACTCGCATTTTCACCGCCGCACCAATGGAAAAGACTCTCGTGGATCGTATGTACTTCGGTGACATGATCTACCAATTCAAAAACAATCGGATTGAAATGAACCATGCGTATGGCATAAACGCAGAAGGGACTGAGTGGAACGACATGATCCATAAACATTTGGACGTCGGAAAGAACCATTTTGGTTTTGACTACTCGGGCTTTGATGCGTCAGAACATCCAATTTTGACAGCAACCGCCATGGACATCGTGAAGGAATTTTATCCAAAAGAGATGCATGATCGAATTGAGTGCTCTGGAGTGGAATGTTTTAACCACTTCGTTGTGATGGGGAGAAATCTCTATCACGCGCACCAAGGAAATCCGTCTGGAATTTTTCTCACGACCTTCGTGAATACGCTTGTCAACTGGATTGTTTTGTACATTGCCTACATACGCCTGGCGATCGAAACAGGAAACCACTCGTTTTTGAGTCGAACAATGTTCCACAAGAATGTGGCTCTGCACTGTTACGGAGATGATTTCATATGTACAGTGTCAGATGCAGCTCGTTGGTTCAACGGAACGTCGATTCCACCAATTCTTCAAGAAATTGGAATCACGGCGACTGCCCCCGATAAGGGGGAATGCCAGTCGTTTATTCCGCTGAATGAGCTGACGTTTTTGACTCGAAGTTTCCTGCCAAATCCGTTTGAGGGGCCTAAACATTTATTTGTTGGGCCTCTATCGAAACAACTCATCGAGGAGATTCCTCGGTGGTGTTGGTCCGGCGCGAACGATGATGATTACAAAGGAACATTAACTGCTGCCATTCGTTCGGCAGCGTTACACGGAGACCAGTACTTCGGTTGGTATTGCGACGAGTTGAGGAAATCCGAAACTTGTCGTAGACTGATGGGAGCAATTGGTGTACGTGATCAATTCCTGAATGTGTCATCGCCGTTTGTGGGGGGAGTGAGACAGGACATTGAAGATCCAATGTTCTTCTTCTCCGGGAATGAAAATCGCTTCTTGTCTAATTTCTACGAGTGCAAGATCCAATGGAAAGGTTTCACATTCAAGTGCTCGGAGGCAATCTATGTCTTCGAAAAGTACAGTGAGTGCGAGCTACCAAGCCAAGGGATCAAGTGCGTTCGGATGAATGGACCAGTAGCGAAACGATTTTCCGGGGTGTTGAACAGACAGATGACCGAAGCCCAAAAACAACGATGGGACAAGGTCAAGGTGTCCGTGATGAAGAAGATCCTGCAAAGGAAATTCGAACAGAACCCCGACCTCAAAGAGCGACTTGTTTCAACAGGAAACAGGCCGCTCGTTGAGAGCACACCAGATAAATTCTGGGGTGCTGGGTGCGCAGAGAAAACTCTGCGAACTCAATTACCGAATGATTACCCGGGAACCAACCACTTGGGTCGACTCCTCGTTGATCTCCGGAATTCATTTTCTTTTAAATCTTGCTAGATTCGATAGCAAATTGTTCGCCGATTATTGTAAAATTAGTTTTATTTTAGTCTAACAATCATATTTACAGTGTTTTATTTTCGTTTATTTCACTAATTCTTTTTATTACATCGTTTATCTTATTTTGTTAATTTGTTTAACCGTATTTTTGTCTTTTTATGTTAAAATGGCTGAGGGAAATGATGTTTCCAATATCGAATCAAAGAATATTGACGACAGCCAGCCGTTGGTTAATACAGCTAACGCTGAGTTGGTGCGTGAAAGACCAGGAGGATCTCTTAACCCTTCTGATCTACAGGCAACTTCTCAGGCTACTGTCAGTCAAATTTTGAATCATGAGACTGTGTTAACGCAGTTTTCGTTCATGCCTAGTACATCAATTGGTACTGTGCTCCATTCTCAGGAAATCAGTCCCTCTAAGATGGTGAACGGAGACTATCCGTCCAGAGTCTCATACCTCTCTGAATTTTACAAGTTCTGGAGAGGTTCTTTCAAATTCCGCTTCATTTTCACTAAGACTATCTTGCAGCAATGCAAGATACTTGCCGTGTTCGTGCCAGGTAATACGAGTGCATCGACGCCTCCAACGATCGATGAGTCGTACTTTTGGTCCCACAAGATCGTTATCAATCCAGCTAACGAGACTGAGTGGACACTGGACATTCCGTTTATTTCGACGAGACCTTATTTGGAAACGTCGGAGTCGACTGGAATGCTTTACATGATTCTGTTTCAACCGCTTGTCAACTCTTCTGGAGCTGATACTGCGATAACCGGAACCATGTTTGTCGCTGCAAACCTCGATATGCACGAATTCAAAGTTTTGCCACAAGCCAGTGGTGGAACTACTGAAGCCGTGTTTGAGGAAGATGAGCTGTGGATTGTTTCGGCAACCACGGTTCAAGGCATGACTGTGTCAGGCCCGACAACGAACACTGTGAGTTTTCAAACGGACTCGGGATATCTAATCCCAACTGTTTATTCAGTTGTTTTGGATTATGATTACCCGAATAACATGGTTAGAGGTCATGTGTTGATGGCAGACAGGATAACTTATGGTGGTACGATTTATTATGATTCTACCACTATGAGGACGATCAAAGGAACAGCTCCACTGCCGAATGTGGTGATTAGTTGGGGACGCGAAGTCGTCCTTGTTGCAGATACCTTTTCGGGTAATGCAGCAAATGTCGTTTTTGGTGTCGTTTACAAAATTGGAGAGAGTTTTTTTTTAAAAACTCTTAGTTCTGTGACGACTAGCGACTCAACATCACTGCCTTCTGACGTGTCAGCAGTTTCTGGGGTCTATCTTCAGCCTAACTCCACAACACTTGAACTCCAACGCATGCGTTCTGAAATTCAGTCCTTGCGAAATCTGGTACATGGTTATGACGAGCTTGATCAGGACGTCGATCACGTGAGAGCCCATGGATTGGAAGGAGGAGACGAGGATTTTGTGCTCTATAATGGAGTACTGAATCCTGCCTTCAGCCAATCGGCTATTGCGTCTGTCGACCTGAATGACCTCTGCCATGCCATCAGACAAGCAAATCCTGATGACCAGACCAAAATTGTCATTCGAAACGATGTCGTTTCTTTTCTGTTTGATGGAAAGAAACGTTTCGTGCGTCCAATGACGATGAGGCCTGAGTGCATCGCGCGAGATTTGTTCTGGAATGTTCGTGACGATCTGCTCCAGCTTGCTAATCGCGAGCCAGAGTGGTCCACTTGCGTTTACGACCTCGTAAATCACTTCCGGCCAGCTGATGCGCCAGTCGTGCCACGCTACCAAGCGTGGAGTTCGATGAAACTAACGGATGATGGCTTTCCTTCAATGAAGGCCCTATTCCCGAAGTATCAGCCGGACTTACGACGTTGTCTCGCAGAATCGTTGCGTTCTTCGATCGGTCATCCGGATTACTATTTCTCTGATCTAGTATTTCCGATCACCCCTGGACTTGAGCTATACAGTCAGCTCACCGAAAGAGGTGTCGATCTTTTTCCACGACCCATGTGGATGTGCTACTCGACACTGTGTGACGCACTCGAGGTTGATGTTCGAATTCAACATCGCGTGTATGCACACCGTGTGGTGGGTGACAAAATCGATCTAGATATTGTTGCCGAAGCCGCCAAAGGTGCGCTTGAAGAAGCGTTCATCGAGGAAAAAGATTGGTCTCCGATTGACGAGAACAGTCTCACGCCCCAGGTTTAAACATTAGGTTCTCCCGGGGTTTCAAATTCATTTAGCGGAATTTGAAAAACAAAAACATTTAGTTTTTATTTTATTTTAAGTTGTTATTTTACTGTCTATTCTGTCGTTAGTACGTTAGGTTTTAGAATTCCTGGCCCGTGATTAGCACGGTGATCAGGTGCGAGCGCGAAAGCGTTACGCCGACTTGTTTTCTGCCATTTATGGCAATGTAAATAACTTTGTTGGTAAGCTGGAAGCAGCAAACCGACCACTTGTGTTATTTATTGTGGTTTTTACTAATCGTGACTGGCTTTTTGGTGCCACCACGTGCGTCTTAATAATATGTCAAATCATTTATTTTGTCCGCTTTTTATCATTATTTACTGTTTGCTCACATTATACTGTTATGTAATTATAGTTATTACTTGTAGTTGTATTTTTAGTTGTGTTATTTGCAGATTTGTGTTTCTTATATTTTTGTCACCTCTGAGTGCTTGCCTTAAACAGCTGGCACTTAGTTGTACGCGTAATTTCGCGTTCCGATGTTCTGGATCTTTTCCAGCTCGGAACAAAAATTGGGTGACAGGTATTACCTTAACTGGTTGTACTTGTTTGTTGTTGACTGACATTACAGGTCAATAACAGGAAGAGTTTTTCTTGAGTCTACGGCTTTTTACCGCCTCAAGGGGTTTTTCTCTTCCCCCGGAAACCAATCTGAACACACACACTACAAAACGGATCAATATGTGTGTTCAGATGGG